GACCAACATGCTCGACGCCTACGTTTCCGAGGCGCGCGAGACGCATGTGATCAACCTGCCGCGGTTTATCGCGCTGGTGCATGCGACGCAGGACCGGCGGCTGTTGGAAATCATCGGCGAGATGTTCGGGTGGTCGGTGGTGCCGGCCAAGTTCGTGCCGCTGATCAAGCTGGCGGCCCTGCGCGAGCAGGAGGACGCGCTGAAGCGCGAGCGCCTGGCGCTAATCCACGAAGCCAAGCGGGATGGTGCACTATGAGCGCTGAATGGTTCTCGGCTGCTGAGTTGGCGGCCCTGGCGCTCCCAGGCCTGCCGGGTTCGGCTGCGAATATCATTGCGACAGCCAAGCGCGACGGATGGCAGTGCCCAGCGCACAAGGGCCAGTGGTGGCGGCCACGCACCGCGCGTGGCGGCGGGATAGAATATCACACCTCGGTGCTGCCGCTGGCTGCGCGCGCCAAGCTGGCGATGGATGCGGCGCCGGGCACGTTGGACGAGATCGAGAGCCTGGCGCCGAGCGACACCGAGCGGGCGCAGGCCTGGGCCGTGTTCGAGCGGATGACCAGCAAGAAGCAAGACGCCGCGAAGATGCGCCTGAGCGCGCTGCAAGACATCCAGCGGATGATCTACGCTGGCGTGCCGGCCACCCTCGCGGTGATCGAGGCGGCCCGCAAAATGGGGCAGTCCAAGGGGACGCTCTACCAGTGGCAGGCGATGGTGCGCCGGTTGCCGGAGCGCGACTGGCTGCCATTCCTAGCGCCGCGCCATGCCGGGAAGACCGGCGCGCGCGTGGACTTTAGCGAGAAAGCCTGGGACGCGCTGCGTTCAGACTGGATGCGAGAGGAACAGCCCACCGTCGAGGGCTGCTACCGCCGGCTGCAGAAAGACGCGGCGCTGCATGGCTGGACGATCCCCAGCGTGAAGACGTGCACACGCCGCCTGCAGGCGATCCCGGCGGCGCAGCGGGTGCTGGCGCGCGAGGGCGAGGACGCGCTGAAACGCCTCTACCCCGCCCAGATGCGCGACCGCAGCGCGCTGACCGCGATGCACGTGTTGAATGCCGACTTCCACACCTGGGACGTCCGGGTGAAGTGGCCGGACGGCACTGTGAGCCGCCCCTCAATGGCCTGTTTCCAGGACATCTACAGCGGCAAGGTTCTGGCCTGGCGCATCGATCACAACCCGACCACGGACGGCGTTCGGCTGTGCTTCGGCGAGGTGGTCGAGAAGTTCGGCATCTGCGCTGAGGTGGTGCTGGATAACGGCCGCGAGTTTGCCGCCAAGGAGCTGACCGGCGGCCAGAAGACGCGCTACCGGGGCAAAATCCGCGAGGAAGACCCGGAGGGGCTGTTCACGATGCTCGGTATCACCGTGCATTGGGCAACTCCCTACAGCGGCCAGTCGAAACCGATTGAGCGCGCCTTCAGGGACATGGCCGGCGACCTGGCGAAGCATCCGCGCTTTGCCGGCGCCTACACGGGCAAGGACACCGTCTCGAAGCCATCGAATTACGGCGAGAAATCCGTGCCGCTGGATGTGTTCCTGGCAGTGCTGACCGAGGGCATCGCCGAGCACAATGCCCGGATCGGCCGGACCGGCGGCGTGTGCAATGACCGCAGCTTCGACGAGGTGTTCAACGAAAGCTACGCGGTGAGCACCATCAAACGCGGCACGCCGGAGCAGCGCCGCCTGTGGCTGTTGGCGATGGACAGCGTGATGTGCAGCCAGACCGATGGCGCCGTCCGCCTGCTGGGCAACAAGTTCTGGACCCGCGACCTGACCGCGATGCGCGGGCAGCGGGTGACGGTGCGGTTTGATCCGATGGACCTGCACGCGGGTGTCCACGTCTATCGCACCGACGGCGTCTATCTCTGCGAAGCGCCCTGCGAGGAGAAGGTCGGGTTCCTCGACCGCGATGGTGCGCGCGAACATGCACGCAAGCGCAAGACGATGATGAAGGCGGTCAAGGCGAGCGAGGCGCTGGACGCCAGAATGTCGCTCGCCGACCGCGTCGCCCTGATGGCGAAGCTGCCCGAGCCAGCGCCCACCCCCGAACCGCGCGTGATCCACGGCGTGTTTGGCAACACCGCGCGCAAGGCCATGCCTGCTGCCGAGTTGGCCGAACAATCCGACGCCGAGCGGGCTTTCATCCGCTCCGCGCAACTTTTTCAACGGCCACTGCGGCTGGTGGAGACCGATGGCGACTGATCGCCACGGGCAACGTGACTCAGGAGAGACTGATGAGTGAGACGATGGAACGTGCCGCCGAAGATGCCGATGTCGCGGGAATGCGCTCCGCAGCTCGGGCCGCAATGCAGGAAGACCAGATTTCGCAGACGAAGTTCGCGACGCGCGCCGGGATCAACGACAAGACGTTCTCGGCGTGGCTCAACGATGCCTATGCGGGCGACAACCAGCGTGTTGCCGGCCAGGTGCGCACCTTCCTGCGCAGCCGGGACGAGCGTGTCGCGGCGCGCCTGGCGATGCCGACGTCATCGGGCTTCGTGATGACGCCTTCGGCGACGGCCTTCACGGCGCTGCTGCAACAGGCGCAGTGGATGCCTGACATGGTGACTGCGGTCGGCGCGCCGGGTGTCGGCAAGACGTCCGCCATGAGGGAATACCAGCGCCGCAACCCGAACGTGTTTCTGATCACCGGCTCGCCGCTGTGCTCGGGAGCCTATGCGCTGATCGACTGCCTGTGCGAGGAAATGGGCATCATCGAGGGTGGCCCGCTCCGCAAAATGCGCTCCATCGCGGCACATCTGCGCGGTCGGCAGGCGCTGATCGTTGTCGATGAGGCGCAGCATTTCAGCCTCGCAGCGTTGGATCAACTGCGCACGTTGCACGACAACCCGTCGGTGCAGGTGGGCATCGCGTTGGTTGGCCACCCGGACCTGAAGTCGCGCATGGCTGGCGGTGGCCGCAACGGCATGCATGCGCAGCTCGATAGTCGGTTTGGCGCCCACCTGGCGCGTAAGGCTCCTCTGCCGGGAGACGTCACGGCGCTGCTGAATGCCGAGGGGATCGAGAACGAGCAGGCGATGAAGTTGCTGCGCGGGATCGCGGCCGAGCCGGGCGCATTACGCAAGATGAACCGCACATTGCGGATGGCGCGCATGCTCGCTTCCGGCCAGGGCGATGCCGCGGTGACGGCGCAGCACATCACGATGGCCTACGACCAGCTCAGCAACACCGGCGGTGCGGCATGACGGCCCAGCTGCCGATTGCGGCGGTGCGCCAGCAGGCGCGCAACAGCCGGTGCCACGTGGCGGACCTGCTGGCCGATGGCGAACTGGATCAGGTGATCGAGACGATCATCATTTCCCTGGTCCAGATCGGCTGGGTGCTGCTGCCACCGAGCTTCGGCGTGGTCTCGATGGCCACTGCCGCCGAGGTGGAGCGGCTGGACCGCAATCGCGGCTGTGACCGGCTGTGACGAAGCACTGGTCGGAACGGCTGGCCTGCCACCTCTGCGGCATGAGCTTTCGCTCGGTGTCGGCTGAGGCAGCGCATCGCCACGCCGCTCCGGCCCTCTGCCGCCGCCCCGGTCGGGCTGCGGGGATTTCCCAACACACAGGAGAGAACCCGATGGCAAAACCCAAGAAAGTGAAAGCGCTGGCCGCAGCCGGCGTAATGCAGAGCCGCGACAAAGTGATTGATGCGGTGTCGAAGATTGGCGACGCGATGCGCGAACGGTCGCGCATCGAGGCCGCGATGAACGACGAACTGGCACAGATCAAGACGCTCTTCGAGAAACAGGCGCTGCCACATAATGACCTGATCGCCCAGCTCTCGACGGGCGTTCAGGGATGGTGCGAGGCGCATAGGGATGAGCTGACGCAGGGCGGCAAGACCAAGACGGCCGCGCTCCCCACCGGCGAGGTGAAGTGGCGCACGACGCCGCCGTCCGTGTCGATCAAGGGCGTCGAGGCGGTGCTGCAGCTGCTGCGCGAGAAAAAGCTGCTGACGCTGATCCGGACCAAGGAAGAGATCAATAAGGAAGCGATCCTGGCCGACACCAAGGCGGTGGTTGGTATTGCTGGCATCACGATCAGCCAGAAAGAGGAGTTCGTGATCGAGCCCTTCAACGTCGAACTCAACCAGGTGGCGGCATGATCCCCGCGCGTCGCCGGCGCTTGGTGCGCCACCTCTATTGGCGCGGCGTGCGCGTGGCGCTGTTCGCCTTCTGCTGTGGCTGGGTGGCGTTGGTGGTGGTGGTGGGGCGGGCGGCGTTCGAACGGCTGGCGCCGGAAGCGCAGCATTCCAGCCTGATCGCGGAGCGCCGGTGATGGGCTGGAGCGAGCGTGCCCCCGTCTACCAGCGCGCCGGCAATGCTGCGCCGCGCGAGCCGCGCACGCCGGCCGAGCCCGAGTTGAGCCCGGAGATGATGGCCTGGCTGCGCGAATTGCTGACCGACTGCCGGAAGAGCCCCCGCGTGACCGGATGGACGGCCGACTTCGTCGGGGACATCCGCCTGCGGTTCGATCGGTTCGGCAGTCGCCTGCGCCTGTCACCGAAGCAGATGAGCCTCCTTCAGAAAATCGAGGAGAAGATCCATGCCGCAGGCTAATCCGCCACGTGCTGGTGAGACGCGCTCTCCAGACCGCCGCCGTCTCATTGCGACGGTGCAAATCGGCCGCAA